GGGCCAACTACCCGCACTTCGAGATCCACCTGTTCGGTGCTGCACCTCAGTGGCCAGGTGAGATGCGTGAGGCGGCCGAGCTCCCGTTCATCCGATCGATGGACACGTCGATGCCGTACAACTACGCCTACGCTGACAAGCCGTTGCTGCCGAGGCTCATCGGCCAGCCTGTCTCTCGTCCGAAGGGATACTTCGACCTCACCGAGGACGAGTTCCCGATGTCGTCTGTCTACGTCGATAAGGTGCTCTCATGGGCGAACCCCTGAACATAGTTCGTGCAGAAGTCATTCGCAAGCATCCGCTTGCCAAGTGTGAGGAGTGTCCGCTATATGAAACCGGCAAGTACGTTCCGTCAGAGGGGCCCGAACAGGCTACGCTCGCCTTCGTTGGCGAGGCTCCTGGCGTACAGGAAGCTCGCGGTGGTCGACCCTTCGTGGGGCCCTCCGGGCAGCTCCTCGACCGTGTCATGGGTCACTACGACATCAAGCGAGAGGACGTTTTCCTCTCGAATGCATGCCTATGTCGACCGCCTGATAACTCGACTCCTCCCACGTCCGCAATTCGTGCGTGTCGGGGAAGGCTACAAGCAGAGCTGGACGAGCGTGGGGTGGGTACGGCCGTTGCCCTCGGCAACTCCGCGGCAGAGTCGCTCCTCGGCCAGAGTGGAGTTACGAAACTCCGAATTGGACCGCCGAAGCCAGCTTCGCATCGACCTGACCTTAAGGTCATTCCGACCTTCCATCCTGCAGCGTGCCTGCGGCAGGCTGATCAGTTCCCTAACCTCGTCTCAGATGTCGGAAAGGTAAGCCGTGATGTTCCAGAGTGGTCTGAGCCTACGTACGTCGTCCCTGACACTGTCGAGGAGTGCCTTGCTCTCCTCGACCAGATCGACGAGAGGCTCGAAACGGGCGTTGGCCTCGTGGACAACCCAGACCGAGTCCTTGTCATCGACATTGAGGTCGATGTTGAAAAGGACACCGCTTTCGACCACCCAGATCGCTACGGCATGCTCTGTGTTGGAATCGGGTATGACCGATCCAAGGTTGTCGTACTGCCTGAGCATCTCATGGCGGAGAGGGCGGTTCTCGATCGACTTGGACAGCTTCTCCGACGTTGGCGAATCGGCGCCCAGAACGGGAAGTTTGACCTTGCTGGACTCTTCCCGATCCTCGGAGGACTAGAGCTCTGGTTCGACACGATGCTCGCCTCGTACTGCTTCGACGAGCGTCCAGGGATCCACGCTCTGGAGTACCAGGCGGAGGAGCACCTCGGCGCCCCGAAGTACAAGGCGATGACGTCGGCAGAGAACTACGACACCGAGCTGAGGGGGAAGTATGCCGGGTACGGCCGGATACGACGCGACGTACTATACAGATACAACGCGTACGACGTCGCTCGCACTTTTGCGTTGCTGCGAATGTACACAGTACTGTTTGAACGTGATGATGAAGGTCGAGAGCGCCGCCGGGTACATGACCATCTGGTCCAAGCATCCAACCAACTCATGTACGTCGAGCTCAACGGAATTGGAGTGGACCGTACGCATCTAGACGAGCTGGACGAGTACTACATCGAGTCGCTAGGGAAGATGCGGATCGAGATCGAGGACATCGTCAAGGAGGCATCGAACGGTAAGGACTACCAGCCGAGGAGTGCACGTGCTATTGGGTTCAACCCCAATAGCCCTCTGCAGGTGAAGAGCTTCCTAGCGGACAAGGGTATCAACGTCGACAGCACTAACAAGGAAGTACTGGCCTACCTGAAGGAGCATCCGAAGGCTAGTGACGACGTCAAAGCCTTCTGCGCGGCGATGCTCAAGAACCGCAAAGAAGCAAAGATGCACGGTACCTACGTGAAGGGCATTCGCAAGCGCCTGTACAGGGGTCGCATCTACTCGTCCTACCTGTTACACGGGACGACAACGGGACGGCTCGCTAGTCGCAACCCGAACATGCAGAACATCCCTCGGCAGAAGAACATCCGACAGATCTTCGCGGTGACGAAGCCAGAGAACGTGATGTTCCAAACCGACTACTCCCAGGCGGAGCTTCGCGTACTGTCCTGGCTCGCAGGCGATCAGTACTTCCGGGACATCTTCAACGATGGAACGGTAGACGTCTTCGACAACCTGACACCGATCCTCTACCCCAACAGTGAATGGATGCAACATGAAGACCCCGCCGGATGGAAGGAACTTCGAATCCGAGTCAAGGCCTACGTCTACGGAGTTGCTTACGGAAGGTCTGAGTTCAGCATTGCAACAGAGTTCGGCATTAGTGTCGCTGACGCTAGAGCTGGAATGGAGCGATTCTTCGAAGTCATCCCTGAGATTGTGGAGTTCAGAGAGCGAACAAGACGTACGGTCCTGGCTGGTCAGGATCTTATCACACCTTGGGGAAGACACCGTAGTTATCCTTTGATCACGAAGGAGAACATCAAGGACATCATGAATGAGGCCCTTGCCTACCTTCCGCAGTCAACGGCAAGCGATGCATGTCTGAGGGCCTTGTACTGGAGTCGTCCAGAACTGAAAGGGATCGCCTGGATCCGCAACACCATCCATGACGCGCTGCTCGTAGAGTGTCCGCGTGAGAACCTAGAGGAGGCACAAGCAATCGTGGAACGCAACATGCTCAGGTCAGGCAACGAGCTCGTGGAGGGCTACGTCAAGTGGGGAGTCGACACCAAGGTCGGAAAGAACTGGGGTGAGCTGTAGTGTGGGACAAGCGAGCACAGATCACCTCTGTGCACGACGGAGACACGATCACCGCCGTACTGGACCAAGGCTTCCGGACTACGCAAGAGATCACCGTTCGCCTCTTGGGCGTGTGGGCTCCGGAGCTCAAGGAGGTCGGCGGTGCTGACTGTCTTGCCTTTGTGATAGCTTGGGTCAACCAAGTCAAAGCTTCCACGAGCGCTGTATGGCCATTCATCGTCACTACCATCCGTTTGAAGAACGACACCAAGGAGGTCGAGACACTCGGTCGCTACGTGTGTGTGGTGACCGACATCACAGGCAGTCGGAACCTCAACACAGAGGTTCAGGCATACGTTGCCTCAAAGGGCTATGGCGGAGGGACAGGTTCATGAGAGGTCAGAAGGTTGACGTCGGCAGTACCCGTATAGCACCCAACGGCTACCACTACACCAAGGTCGATGACCGTGGAGACGGCAAGCCGGGATGGAGGCTGACCCATCACATCGTGGCGGAGAAGGCCCTCGGACGGAAGCTCCGTAAGGACGAGCGTGTCTCGTTCAAGGGGAAGAAGACCGATCTCACCTGGGGCAACCTCATCGTTGCCGAGAAAGGAACGGGTAGCTCACGACGTCGTCTTGCTCAGATCCGTGCCCGCATTGCTGAGCTCCAGGCCGAGGAATCCGAGATCCTGAAGGAGCTAGAATCCGGACGAATCATCAATCATTCTTCATAGAGTGAGGGTAGTTGAGACTAGCGCTTAGACGAAGTCTTTACGAGTCTAATAGCCTAACGCTGCTACCTGAGACAACTACCCACGGGTGAGTTTATCATCGAGTCTAAACGCGGCTATCATGTCACACAGACCACAGGAGAGACCATGTTCTTGGAATTGACGCAGAAGACCACGGAGGCCCGCTTGCTCATTGCAGTGGACCGAATCGACGCTGTTGCGAGAGAGGACGAGGGCTGCATCGTCCAAGTGAATGGTGGGACGTTGCACGTGAACCAGGCCTACGTTACTGTCCGACAGATGCTGGGTGTGGAGGGTAGGCTGATCGTCACGCCGCACGATATCCGATGAGTAACTTCGGTGTCGTCGGACTTGACCCAGGAGGCACCACCGGCTGGGCTTACTTCAGGTGCGACAAGATCGTGAACCCTCTGGATGGAGTGACTGAGTATGTCGACTGGCACTGGGGATGCGGACAGCTCGACTGGCCAGATCATCATAACGATCTCGATGTACTACTGGGATCACTACAGGTTGCGGAGTATACCGTTGTATGCGAGGGTTTTGAGTACCGTAACGATAGCCGCCCAGGACTCGAACTCATCTCGCGGGAGTACATCGGAGTCGCCAAACGATTCTGTCAGGAGCGCGGAGTCCCCTACGTAGAGCAGACTGCAGCGCAAGGAAAGGTGAAGCCAGACAACGGCAAGAGCTTCGTGAAGCCACGTCACCT